CATTGCAAGAGTCAAACCTTCTTGTCGTGCACGAGTTTCCTTTAGATATTCATCAAATTCGGCTCGTTCAACTTTAAGTTGGCGTGCATCTTCGCTTATCGCTGCTCCTTGACCTAATATTGAGCTTGCTTTCTTTGCATCAATAACTACTTCTTTACCATTACGCATAAACTTGAACTTAGCGTTCGGATTAGTTTCTGCGAATTCAATAAAATCAATTAGTTCATCTGCTGTAGAATCATTACTATTGTCGCTTACCTGGTCATTACTAGGGGCTTCAGTTTCTTGATTTGCATCTTCAATATGTTCGTCACTGGTATCAGCAACTTCGGCTTCAGCTTGTTCGCTGGGTGCCACAGGGCTTGATGATTCTGCCGATTCATCTTGTCCTGTTGCAGACGGTACGGTAGAAGCTTGTTGATTACGCAACATTTGTGCTTCGGCACGCATTGCGGTCATTTTGGCTGCTATTGAGTCCATACTTGGTACTGCGCTTTGTTCAGGTACCGCACTTGTAGTGTTAGGGCTGATCGTTTGTTCCATTTAATTTTTCCTTAATTTGTTTCGGGTGCAATTTCTGCATTACCTACACGATTTTTTAATACAACAGCTCTTTTCAAACTGTTGATAAACTTATCTATGCCTTTGAGTTGATTTGCAATTGCAATCTTCTCGTTATTACTTTCTTCTGTATATCCAACACTATCAATTAAATCATCTGCTAATTCAAATTTGAAATGGTGTATAAACATTGCTAAATCACGATTTTTCAATAGTGCTTCAGCTTGACTTCCATAATGTCTTACTTGATCTTTCTGACTTGGTGACAAGTTTTTAAGATCATTAAAGTTGTAAGTCAACCTATTATTAAAAAATTCAACGCTATTCTGTTCTATCATTGTGTTATTTATACTTTTATTTTACGAATAAACTTTTGGATGATTTTGGGCTATAGCCATATAATCCAATTGACTTCTTGCATCTTGTCCAGATAATTGTGCATCAATCTGTTTTGATTTTGTTTGATTCAATTGAGCCATGCTTAAATCTTTCTGATCAACAGGGCTTGGTTGTTTCTGACTTGCAGCTTGTTGACCTTGTTTAATCATTTGTGCAACTTCTTGATCTGTTGGTAAGTAAACATCACAATCTTTAATACCCAATACATACAATGTATCTGCAAAAGGTTTCTTGATTTTTTTGTAATATTCAGGTGTCAATATACCTTGCATTACAAAATTAGAAACTGTAGTTGCTAAATCCATTTGACATTTTTGTATGATCTGTAAACGACCTAATGCATTTTCTTCACTGTTCATACCTAAAGCTAATTCAGTATGAATTTGTTTTCTATCACAAAAATTCATATCGTCCCATGCTTGGTAATCTAAAAACACAGGTTTCTTATCTGGGTGACTTTGTTGTGCTAACTTCTTAACGCCATAATCATCACCATATTGTATCAATGTACGCCATACTAACCAAAGTGCTTCTTTTAGTCCTTCAGCCGCATTGCGAACTGTATTATCTTGAATAATTTGATTTGGTGACAATGCCATTTGTAATTTAACACCTGAGTTACCTGGTGCCATTACTTCTGGGTTAAACACATCTTGTGGTGTGGTCATTCCAACCATAGCCATTGTATCTTGTTGTATACGATTCATTGCAACTTCTAAGAATTGCAAATTACCTGAGGGAGGAGGCATCTGGTAGATATCCTTTGCAGGGTCAAATTTACTATCTAAGATGAATATTGCTGCTTCTCCGTCTTGCATCATTTCAAAGTCAACACGATCTGGTTTAACGCCAATTCTAGGTGTTGCAGTAAGTAAGCCTAACTGTATCTCAGCCCTTGCGGCAGATGTGTTGTATTCTTGCATAGGTATTACACTTTCAGCAATACTCATGCCATAAAAATTACCAGGTAATGGTTTTGGACACATGTTAGCTACAGGAATAAATTCAACTTCTTTTGCTGAAATAATATAACTACCTGTATAAACAATTTCAATTAATTCCATTTCGCCATCGCCATCAATGTCAAAACGATTCCAAACTGTAACAACACTAACCATACGACTGTCTGGGTCAGCACTTGCTGCTGAACTAACAGGTATACCCATAACAGGTACACTATCACGAGCATGTATAGCTAAGTTATTCAATACTGAACCTGCTTGATATGCACCATTCATATTATACTGTGCATGAACTTCAATCTCAGCTAGATCAACACCAGGATACAATTCGCAAACTTCTTGAATTGTCATTGGATCATAGAAACCACAGAATGGTTGATCTTTCATCTCAGGTGTAGTTGGATCACAAATCCAATAATGTTGTGCTATGGGATGAAACTTAATGTTCAATCCATAACCTGTTAATTTATATTTTGCTTTGTAAATTGTATTACGACTTAATGCAGAACTTAATACTTCTTTTTCGCTATCTTTTAAGTCGCTATCTAAACCTTGTAAATCAGGTGCCATACTTTCAACAGGATTCTCATCACCCTCTTGCAATTTACCAATATAACTATTCAATATATTATTAGCATGACCTTGTGTTTGTTGACTTAATCCTTGTTGCACTTCCATCATTACTTTTTGCATGTCAACATGAATTTGTCTACGACTTTGGCGCAATGCAGTTAATCCACCTTCTGCTGCTTGTTGTTCAAATGCTTTTAATTGATCTAATGTACCTTCTGTTTCAACATATCGTGTGATTTGTTCACGAACAGGTTTAATCATCATCATACCATTTTTATGCATACAAGCATCCATAACCCAACGCTCTAATATAAAGTGTGGATCATTCATTTGGTTAACTATCTTTTTAACCATTTCAGTTGCTTGTCTACTTCCTTCTTCGTCATCATCATCCTGAGCTACAAACTCAAAATTTATTTCACCATTAGGCATAAGTCCTTTAGCAATGACAGCAGTTGCATAATCAACAACAGGTTTGACTGAGGGGTGAATATAATCAATGCCGTTGACAGGAGCAGTACTATCAGTAACGGCAAGACACAAATAATGATAATCACTAGCACGATTGACGGCATTTTTAGTCCCCAAATATCTAAGGTAACTTGCCATTTTCACATCCATTTGATTCTTTAACTGTACGAATCGTGCATTTATGGCTTTATTTTTATTGATGTTATCTATTGGTATGTTTTTGATATCCAGCATGTTGGAAGACCCTTGTTTATAAGTTATTTATCTTTATTAAAAAATGACTTTAGCTAGGGTCATATGCTTTCTTCCATGCAGGCTTATTGTAATCAACTTTTTGTACATAACGATCTCTTTGTGCACGCATTCTTTGTGCTGGAGTACGATTGTCCCAATTTTCTGCTATGCCATTTAAGCAACCTAATAATGCATAACGACAACTATCAATACAATCGTCTGGATCACTAAAACGACCTTTTTCATCTACGAAATAGTTTTGTGCTTCACTTAAAAAATTTGTGCAGTTTTCATTAATCATTAAGCTACCAACTTCAAGCATTTGTCGCATTTGATTGATACCATAACTTTTATGATTCGTTACACGACCTTCACTATCAGGTGGATTCATAATTGCTTTTTCATATACATTAAGTTCATAACTTTCAAATAACTCACGAATTGAACTACTGCTCATCGTATATCTTCCCTGTGTGCTTGCATCAGGAGGTAACACAATAGGCGTACCAAACACTTCTGGTCTTAACAAATGATTAATGTATTGTGTAGGTACTGCTTCTTCAACACCTTGTACAATAATTTGTCTATGCAAATATGCAGTCTTTTCCCATGGTTCCCAATACATTAAACTGATTACAGTTTTGTCATTAACCAAACCTAAATCAAGTGCAATAATGCGTTGAATATGTGGCATTTCATTAAAATTAAATTCGCCAGTTTTATATGTAGGCCATTGACGAATCTGAAACACTGCACCTTTACCCATAACAGGTTTACCTGCGATACGAGCATCACGCTCATGTGGTAAGTAATCTCGCTCAAGTTGTCTACGAGTTTCCATTAACAAAAATGGCATACCCCAAGGATCGTGAGTAGGAACATCGTCCCAACTTACACGAATATATTCATAACCTTCTTCTCTGTTCCAAAACTTACTTACAAGACCATTGAGGCCTTTGAGAGGTGTGAATGAGCAAAGCACCTTACCCTGAGTTGTTGCAGTTCTGGTAACAATCTCGCTAAAGAAATCATCAGGTGGCTGTTCATCAAAGACTGCAAGGTTAAGTTTGAATCCTTGCAATTGTCTGACCTCTTGAGTGTAGTTGGCAAATAACAAATAACTATTTGCACCTGATACATGGCGTATTTCAACACCAATACAATTAGCGCCATCATTACGCATGGTATCAATAACAATACAATCACGAGGTATAGCACCAGTGCCCAAATTTTCTGTAATCTTAACATCTTGTGATCCTAACAATTCATTTTGTAATACAAGTGCAACCTGACTCCAGCCCTCACCTGCAACCATACATGTAATGGGTTTATCAAAACGATAACCTTCCCACCAATCAGGATATAGTCCAGTTAAATGCATTGCAGTTTCGTAGCATGTACTAACTGTTTTACCAATACGATTTGCAGCAAGTATGCCTCTACGCTCGCTATCGCCAGTCTTAAAAAACTTTAATTGATGTTCAAATGGTCTAAAGTATTTGAGCTGATTAAAACGCATGTCATCAGCAATTGATATTGCCAAATCTTCCAATTGTTCTCTTAAAGGACCTGGGATAGTCAATAAACTATCAATAGTGAGATTGTTTTCATCAACTGCATAACGCAATGCCCTAGACATCAAAGTTTCTGTACCAATCATTACTTAATCTTTCTAAACCAATATAATCTTAAGCCAAAAAGATATAAATAAAAACCAAAATTTCTATCATACTTGATAAGAAAATTAAATGGTGTTTTACCTTCTCTGTAACTGATTATTTTCATTAATCTTCCTCATATCAATTGTAAGATTGTTTTCGTCAACTGCAAACCTCAATGCTCGTGACATCAAAGTTTCGGTGCCAATCATTTTAGTTTAGATTTTAAGTAATCAACCAAATACTCTACATCGTCTCTGGTTAGTTTATATTTGATTGTAGTGATACCATTATCATCGTGATTAGTAATAATGGTTGTATTGAATATTTGTTTGTATGGATCGTATTCAACTTCTACATCAAATGAACTATCTTCATCGCAACTTATATTCATGTTTAATCCTCTATTGGATAGTGTTGATTCATTATAGTTAAATGATACAATGCATCACAAAGATTTTTAATTTCTTCAGGAGTACCTTGCCATGTTGATGTATCACGCATGTCTTCTGGTTTACTTGTTAATAAACTTTGTAAGCGTTCAGCAGTTAATCTCATGCAATGTTCAATTTGTCCAGGAAACTTTTCTTTGAAAGCTTCACGATGTGCAAAGTTAACCTTTTGCATAATTAATGTATCTTTAACTTGTCTTTCTTCAATTGCTTTTTCAATTTCTTTATTGCGAGAAAGTAAACGACCTGTTAGTTTGTCATTCATTTAATGTCTCCCAAATCCCAGGGATTGTTTCTAGATGATTCGTCAAGTGTAATGAATTCACGATCAATCCATACCTCCCACTGATTTGACTTGTTAACTTTGAATGTTTGCATCATACCACGCAAGCGTCTACCTTGTGGTGTTAGTGTACCATCTTCACGCATACATAATTGCTCACCAGTTCTTGGATCAATCCATTTGATGATTTCTGGAACTGTTTGACCATACTTATTAACTTTCTCACCATGTGCTTTTTGCTCTAATGGTCCTAATACTTCATAGCTAATCATACCATTAAGATATTTTCTAAAGATCATATGAACCTTTTTACCTTGCGCACGCTGTTCTTCATCAGGGTGTGGAACTAAGGGACTATAGAAACTATTTTGTACTTCACTTCTAGGTGGCAATACTGTACTTCTTGCAGGAGCAGGTTTCAAATCTTCAGTTGGAACCATTTCTGCTTTATTGATATATGGATTGTTGTCACCAATGTACTTTGGTTCAACTTCAACACCATTCAATACATCCATTGCAACTTGATACTTTAATTTGTTTGCACGACCTTTTAAGTTTAATACAACTCCAGTTTGATCGTAAACAAATCGTTCCAATTCTGTGGCAGTTGGAAAGTCAGTCATTAGACCTTCAATATCAAAGTCTTGTGATTGAATTGCTTTTGGGGGAGTTGCTTTTAATTTTTCGTACTCAGTATCAAATGCATCTGATGCTTGTTTGAGTTCTTCTTTTAATGGTTCAAAAGTATCAATATTAATATCTTGGCCCCATACATTTTCGGCTTTTGGTGATTGTTTCTTCATTTCTTTTCCTTTTCTAAACGATCAATAGGGAGACCCTATGCCTCCCTATTGTATAAACATAAAACTATTAAACTTTGTTTATAGTATTATTTATTACCTTTTGTAGGACCGCGTCCAACATTTGTAATATCATGTAAGCTTTCTACGCCTGGCTCATCTTTACCACGAGTACCACGTCCGCGTACTACTAAAGCTTTGTTGATCATATCGGCAAGTTCTTTTCTGTTACCATCTTTTTTTTCATCAATAAATTCTTTGCGCTTTGTAGGATTACCTTCATTGCCCATTGTAGGGCCACGCTTTTGATTGATTTCTTTTTGTTGTGGGTTAGTTGATTTCATAATTGTTCTCTTATACGAATTCTGCTGATATAACAGGTGTAATATACAAATTAGCAGTATTAGCACTTGCAGCACTAAAATAAATTGTTGCAGTACCTGTCGTTAAACCTGTAGTTTGCAATTGAATAATTTCAGTTGCTTTTGGTTGAATGCAAATGCCTGTACCAGAACTACTACTATT